GGTTTGTATATGGTGATGCAAATACTAATCCAGTTTCCGAAGACGGACAATGTGATCCAAGAGGGTTCTACTCCATCACGAAGAGAGCAGCAGAACAACTAATCATTTCTTTTTGTGAAACCTTTGGAGTTAAGTATAGAATCCTTAGGTTATGTAATGTTCTAGGTGATAATGACCCTGATGCATCACTACAGAAAAATGCAATCACACAGATGATTGAAAATATGCGAAATGGTCAACCAATTAGACTGTATAATGAAGGAACAGATATTAGAGATATCTTACATGTAAAAGATGTTTGTAGAGCAATTGACTTGGTGATTACCAAGGGAGAAAAAAACCAGATTTATAACATTGGAAGTGGACAACCTACTAAAGTTGGTGATATAATTGACAGAGCAAAAGAACTTTTAAACTCTCCCTCTGAAATTGTTTCTGTACCATCTCCTAAGTTTCATTCTATTGTACAGACAAAAGATTTCTGGATGGATACTACTAAATTAAAATCTCTTGGTTTTGAACCACAGATTTCTACTGATGATTTGATTAAACAACTATGCAAGATCTGATTAAAAATTTTATTTCTACGGCTAAGGAACGTGACTTAGACCTGTTCCCATATCTTGCCAATAAGAAATCATTTGATCCTACAAAAGATACTGTTTATTATAGTGGTCCTTATTGGGATGATGAAGAACCAACTACGATTATTGAAGCAATATTGAAAGGTAAGTGGTTACCTGCTGGTGAAAAAGTCAATAAGTTTGAACGTGAGTTCTCCAAGATGTTTGGATTTGATAAGTCCATCATGGTAAACTCTGGTAGTTCTGCTAATCTTGTGATGCTTGCTGCACTCAAGAAGTATTATAATTGGCAAGATGGTGATGAGATTATTGTATGTTGTTGTGGATTTGCAACTACGATTGCACCTATTATTCAAAACAATTTAAAACCTGTCTTTGTTGATATTGATTGGAAAGATCTTAACTGGGATATAGACCAGATCTCATCTAAAATTAATGAAAGAACTAGAGCAGTATTTTCTTCACCTGTTTTAGGTAACTCTTATGATCTTGAATGGTTACTTGACATCTGTGAGACAAATAATCTTCAGGTGATTTCTGATAATTGTGATTCTCTTGGAAGTACTTACAAAGGTAACTTCCTTACATCATGTTCTGTTGCAGCATCTTGTTCTTTCTATCCTGCTCACCACATTTCTACTATGGAAGGTGGTATGGTTTCTTCTAATATTCCTGATATTGTTGATCTTGCCCGTAGTTTTGCATGGTGGGGTCGTGGTTGTTGGTGTGTTGGTTCACAGAATAAACTTCCTAATGGTGTATGTGGTAAACGATTTGATAATTGGTTAGGTGATGAGATTGGTATTGTAGATCATAAGTATGTGTTTGGTGTTGCAGGTTATAATTTAAAACCACTTGATCTACAAGGTGCAGTTGGTTCTGTTCAACTCAAGAAGTTTGATGAGATCCATACTAAACGTAGAATAAACAAAGCAAACTTAGATGGTATCTTTGAGAAAGTTGATGGTCTCCGTACTATTAATGAACTAGAAGAATCAGAGACTAGTTGGTTTGGTGTTCCTATTGTTTGTAGAGATAAGAAACAAAAGACAGCACTAGTTAAACATCTGGAAGATAATAGAGTTCAAACAAGAAATTATTTTGCAGGTAATATTCTTCAGCATCCTGGTTATCGTCACCTTGGTGATGCATCCAAATACCCAAATGCTAATCAAGTATTAGACAAGGTATTCTTTGTTGGTTGTTCTCCTACAATTACTGAGGAGATGATTGAGTATGTTGATCAAGTAGTTACGAAGTTTCCTAATGACTAATTATGGTTTGTTACCACTATTCCCGATGTTTTTATATCGTGGAAAGTTTCAAACTCATTCAAAG